TAAATTCTAATAGTTACCAATTTTATGCATATAATACACAAATTTTTAATAAACAAATATATAAAATATTTACACCACAATTTTTTAATAATATTAAATTTAATTTTGTTAATTTTATAAATAATTATTATAAATCAGATATTCCATACATGCTTACTAAAGATAAAAAAATAGAATATGATAGTACACAAGATATTAGAAATTTATCATTTTTAAATAATATTTATGAATTTAAAGATTTTATAGACAAGGATATAATTGAATTATCAGATATAAAAATAGAAAAATATAAGAATAAATTTTTAAGAGATAAAACAGGATTAAGACAAGCAAGTAGTTTTTTAGTACAAATTTTAACTAGAAATATAAATGAAAATAATAATAAACATTTTAGTAGACAAATATGTCATTATTTATATAATTCTATACCTTGGTTAGAAAAAAGATTTGAAAGAGGAGAAGTATTAATAGCAATAGCATTAAGTTGTTCTAAAGAATATTCTAAAAAATTAATTGAAAATAGAAAAATAATATATAATGAAATGATGAAACATAAAAAATATAAAATAGATGATATATTTCAATATAATTGGGAATCTAAATATTTATATGTATTATTCCAAAATTCAATTGAAACAAATAAAAATATTAGAAATCACGCATATATTTTAGCATCTAGAGTTATAAATATATTATCAGAACTTTACAAAAAAGAAAAAGTAGAAACTAATTATTATGCTGTCGGTTTTGAAGCGTTATCTTCTATATTAATATTAATTGATGATGATTATATAAAACAAAATACATTAGATAATATTTTATATTTATATAAAATGTTAATAGACAGATATGATAATGAATATGGTTTATTCAAATTTACAGATGAATCATCTAGAGTTGATATTACAGGACATATAATTAATGGTATATTAGCATTAAATTATAATATAAATTATATTAATAATGATAATTGATGCTAAATATATATTTATAATAATACTTTTAATATTTTTAAAAATATGTTTTATAAAAGGAGATATTACTAGTAATGTAATTAAAGCTAAATTAGTAACAACTCCAGAAGATAAAAAAAATGGATTAATGTTTAAAGAATATTTAAATTATGATGAAGGTATGTTATTTAAATTTGATAATGGTTTTAATTCAGTATGGATGAAAAATACATATATTCCATTAGATGTATTATTTTTAGACACAAAATATAAAGTTATTGGTTATGTAGAAGATACTGTTCCATTATCTTTAGATACTGTATCAATAGATAAACCATCTGATTACATATTAGAAGTAAATTCTGGTTGGATTCGTGATAATAATATAAAAATAGGAAATATAATAGATATTGAATTAGTTAATGAATTATCTTAAAATTTTTATTTAATCTGCTCTTTAAAAAATAATTTGAAATAGTTATTAAAATATTTAATAACTAAAAATATTTAAAAATGGATGATCCAGCATCTTGTTCGTGTTGTGGCTTTTTTACAATTATGTTTTGTTTAATAGTATCTATATTTCTATGTGCTTAAAATAATTTGAAAATAATTTAGAATTATTATAATAACTAAATAACAAAACTACCCAAAATGGAAACTAGTGGTAGTAGTAGTTCTGAATATATGATAGAATTTATAGATGATAGTGTAGATGGAAATAAAAATAAAATAATAGGAACACTTGTTATGATTGGGTTCTTTGCATTTGTTTTATATATAATATGTAATATTTGTAATGGAAGAAGGGGTGGTGGAGCTAGATGGACTAGACTTTGATAAATAATTTAAAAATAATAATTTAAAATTTAATAAATAACTACATGTCTAATAATAGTAGTTTAGTATATTATAAAGAATATATAGATGATAAATCTCATATTGAAAAAATAACTATGTTTGGATTTAATATGTGTATAATATGTTTATTATTTAGTTTAAGTAGTATCTTTTTAGTTTCTGAATTTTGTTGTGGGAAAAAGAAATATAAGAATACATTATATAGAGTGCAATTAAAAGATTAATTAAAAGAGCTCTTAAATATAAATATTCGTAAAATAATTTGAAAATTTTTTTATGATTAGTTTAATAAACAAAAATAAATCAAGATGTCGAAAAAATTAAAGATCATGTTGGCGAAAGAATGGACTCCTGGAATGAAAATACCAAGGAATTTGAAAAATTATAATCCTCCAATTAAATGGAAAGCATCAGAAAAAAAAGATGGATATAGAGCCCGATATGATAAAGAAAGAAAACAATTCTTTTCAAGAAATAATAAACAATACAATGCACCTGAATGGTATATTAATGGAATGCCTGATGTAGATATGGATGGTGAATTGTGGATTGGAAGAGACCCTGAAGATTTCCAAAAAATGGGAGCTGTAAGAAAGAAAGTACCAGTGGATGAAGAATGGATGATAGTTAAATATTGTGTATATGATTTTCCAGAACTAGATTACAATTTTGGAGATAGATGTAAAATAATGGAAAAAAATAAAAAGACTATCAAAGACAATTGGAATACTTACAGAAAAACACTTGATCCTAAATTTCATTCTATGCCTTGTCCAGTTATTATTATTGATCAGATTGATATTAAATCTATCGAACATATGAATCAATTATATGAAGAGATATTGGAAAAGAAAGGTGAAGGAATTATGTTTAAGGATCCAAACAGTAAATATGAAGATAAAAGATCTAATTATCTGTTAAAATATAAACCTAGATTTGATTCTGAGTGTCGAATAGTTGGCTATAAGCCAGGAACAAATAAATATGAAGGTATGTTAGGAGCATTTATATGTAAACCTTTGATTAATAAAGATAATTACCATATAGTAGATAATGTTAAAGAACACGAATTTGCTATATCTGGTATGGATGATTCAATTAGAGATTCTTATGAAGTAACACATCCGATTGGAACAGATGTAACTTTTAGTTATAATGGTTTTACAAATAGTGGTAAACCGAGATTTGCTAGATATATTAGAATTAGAGATGATTTAGTAGTTAAAGATACAGAAGATGTAATTAAATCAACAGATACTATTCAAAAATGTATTCAAATTTTTGAAAAAATAAGCTCACACGAAAAAGTTAATGGACAACATTATAAAAGTTCTGCTTACAATAAAGCAATTACTCAACTGAAAACATTAGAAGATGATAGTGAACTTAGTCCAGATAATCTTATTAAGTATGATGGAATTGGAAAAAGTATATTAGAAAAGATTATGAATATTGTATCTACTGGAACTTGTCCGCAATATGAAAATATTAAAGATTTTAAAGATCCAAAAGAAATATTTATGGGAATTCATGGTGTTGGTAATGTAAAAGCGAAACAATTAGCTGGTATAGGATTTAAAACAATTGAAGATATTAAGAATTATAAAACAATAGATAAGTATTTGAATGAAACACAATTAAAAGGATTAAAGTATTATGATGATATTCAAAAGAAAATTCCTTACAATGAAATGGCTAAACACGAAAAATATCTTAAGAAAATTTTAGCAGATATAGACCCAACAGCAGAATTAACTGTAACAGGTTCATATCGAAGAGGTAAACGAGTAAGTGGTGATATAGATGTATTAATTAAAAGTCCATCTGTTAAAAATACAAGTATTTATGAGGCATTTTTGGATAAACTAAATGAATCATATATGGTAGAAACTTTATCAAGAGGTAAAAAGAAATTTATGGGAATTTGTTTGATATCTAAAATCTGTAGAAGGATAGATGTGATGTTTACAAAACCAGAAGAATATCCATTTGCTATATTATATTTTACTGGTTCAAAAGATTTTAATGTAAAAATGAGAACAGAATTATTGGAAAAAGGATTATCTTTGAATGAATATGGTATAACAGCAACAGAAGATAATAAAAAAGTAAAACATGATTGTAAAACTGAGAAAGATGTATTTAAATATCTAGGTTATGATTATGTTGAACCAACTGATAGATAGTTAATTATTAATATTATTAATATTCACTAAACATATTATATGAAAATTGATTATTTCTAATTTTAGTAGCAATAACTGGATCTACATTCTGTAGTAATCTTCTACCAAATGGTAAATCATTTATAATTCCATCTAATTTTTTATTATTACGAATCTCGTGAATTCCTCTATCATCTAGTTCATAATAATAATCACTTATATCTTCATCTTCACCTAATATATAATTTTTAATATCATTATGTAAATTAATCATATTATTCAATTTTTTATGCCCAATTTGATGAAAGGATTGTTTGTTTTTATATTCTCGTCCCATATCAACAATAGCTTCATCTAATGTAGAATATTTATCTGTTCCAAATCCACAGCAATTTGCTTCAGTGTACGTATTTTTAGATAATTGTTTATATATTTCTGGGGATGTTTCTTTAATTTCATCAAAATCACCTACTTTATCAATATTATTAAAATTAATTAGTGAATCTAATTGTATTCTTTTAGCATTTGGGTCAAATCGACGAATATCCAATTCTAAAGTAGTAAATAAACTATATATTGAATCAGCTAATTTTCTAATATAATTTTCTATATCATCAAAACCAATCAAAGTATATATAAAATATCTTTTCATTCTTTCAATTTTTTCAGGACTTTTATCTTTAATATTTCTTTCTAAAATAGTTAATTCAAACAAATTTAATATACTTTCTAATAATTCACGACCAGTTGATGCCTTTTCTGTATCATCGGGTGATTTATGTCTTATAGTAACTGTATTATTACCTGGAAAATTATTAGCATCAATATACTCACCAGTTGTAGCGTGAAATTTAGTTTCATCTTTATTGTATGTTCTTAAATAAAAGACAAATAAATCAAATCTATTATTATGAATTGTTGCTGCTTTACTTCTTGGGTCCATAAATCTTCTATATCTTCTAGTATCTTCTGTAACATATTTAAATAAATTATGGTCTATTAAAGTATCAATTAATGCTGTTTTGGCTCCCTTTGTAAATTTATCATTTGGAAAACTGTTTATCTTATCTTCAATAGATGGGACACGGTCAAGTGAAAGCCATCTATTTTGTCTTTGTGGTATAATTAATTCTAAATCTAATTTATAGAATGTATTGATAAACATTTGTGTTTGGTTTAATCTACAATCTTGTATATATTTATTAGTATCTGGATCATTATAATATTTAATATCTGCTTCAGCAAGTGCTCTTATTTTTTTACAATTAAATAAATCTAAATTATTTAATTCATCCAGTTTTCTTTCTTTTTCATTAAGTAAATTTGTTATATTTGCTAAATTGCCTAAAGCGGTCTTTATTATAGGTTTTTGAGTATCTAACCAATCTACTAATCCCATTATTCTTGTTTTTTCTTTTAATTGTTCTGGAGTAAGGTCTTCAATATCTTTATTAAGGGCTGGTTCTAATGTATAATTTGGATATCTAAATGAAGCATCAAAACCTCTTCTTTTTACCAATCCTGGAATTTTTAAACTTTGTTTATATCTATCATCATCTTCATATTGATTAATTATTTGATATGTTTTATCCCTTATTTGTTCCTTTTCTCTATTTAAATCATTCAGTGATTCTTGTCTATCTAATATATCATCACCTAAAGCACTTTCAAAAAATATTTTTTTTTGTGTTTGCCAAGGATATACTCCACGAGGCATTAATACACCTGGATGATCTGCTCGTGTTTTATCTCCTACTTTTTTAGCTTTCCATGCAGATTGTATTCTTTTAGCTGATTTTGTTTTTTGTTTATTTAATCTATTCGTTCTGAACGCACGTTGAATATTTTTGGCTGATTTATTTCTTGTACTTTGTCTTCTTCTTGTAGCAGATTGTATTCTTTTAGCTGCTCTTGTTTTTAAGGGTAATGATGATTGTCTTTCCATTCTTGGAACAAACGAAGATGCGCTTGGATTAAATTGGAATGAACCAGGAACAAATGATGGTGCATCAGCATTCATACCTCCAGTTTTCTTTTTTGATTTACCACCTTTTCTACTTTTCTTTTTTGATTTACCGCCTTTCAAATTTTTCTTTTTTGATTTTCTGTAATTCCTCTTTTTTAAACTTTTAGGCATATGTGTATATATATATATAAATTAAATATATTTATTTTTTTTTCTCTTTTTAAAATAAATTTGAAAAATTTTGAATTAATTAAATTAATTTAAAACATAATGTCATCTCATTTACAAAGAATCTGGACAGTCGTTCAAGAATATGCTAAAATAGTTAGAAGTAATGAAATGGAAGAATGTGATGGAAAAAAACATTGGAATAAGATAAAAGAATTTATACAGTTGAATATTAAGGGTAATATAGATAATTGTGAATTTATCAAATTAGAAAATAATAAAACACAACAAATAATGGAATTACCTGAATATGAAGTCAATAATAGCGATATAGAAATAATAGAAATGAATCATTTTATGATACAAACTGTTAGAATACCAAATGAAAATGTATTTTCAGTAGTAAAATTAATGCAAATTAGTTTTAATATTGGACAATTTCTAGGTATGGACGGAAATTTAGAACATCTAGCTAGAAGTAAAATAGAAGAATTTATAAGTGCTGAAGATATTCAAAAAATTAATATGGCTAACGCATATGCATAAATTTAAAAATTAAATAATTATAATAAAATTTTTTTTGCTCTTTAAAAATAATTTGAAATTTATTATTATAAAATAATAACAATATATACGATGTCTACACCTTCTATTTTGAAATCTTTTCAATGGGATATAGTTGAAAATTCAGATGAATCAAAAGGTTGTGGATGTTTTAGAAAAGAAGAAGTATCAAAACTAAATATATTAGAAATAGCTGGAGCATTGATACAAAAACATGATGAATTTAAGAATATGATAGAATATATTATAAAAGAATTAGATACTCATATATTTTTAAACGCAGAAATTAAGAAAATTGGAGAAAAAGACCCCGCTTCTAATTTAAGATTTAAAAAGGATATAGACAAAAATAATAATGTTATTGATAATTATATTCATTTATTTAATGAATATCGTAAAATAAGTAGTGGTCCAATTGTTTTTTCAACATTCTCTAGAAATTATAGATTGTATTCATTTAATATGAATGAGAATGGAGAAATTATTTGTAGTAATGCTAATACAAAAGAAGTTTTATCTGAAAAATCACAAGAATTTACTGATTTTATAAAATCATTTGGAATAGATGAAGAAAAAATGAAAATTATTCGTGAATGTTCAAAAGAAGCAAAATATAATACATATATGATAGATATTATATCATTTATTCAACAAGTCTGTTATATAATAAATAAAGATTTACTATTTGATGAAGAATATCGTAAACCAGTTGTAGTAAATACAAAAACAACAGATAGTAATGGAACTATATTGTTAACTGATGTTACAACAGATGGAAAAATATGGAAACCAGTTGAAAAACAAAATTATCTGTATTTTCAGCCTTGTGATGAATATGATCCAGAAGCAATTAAAATTAGTTATCCAAAAAATAGTAGTATTGATACTATATATAATTATTTTTGGGAAATGTTATCACCTATAAACACATATGGAATAAAAAGAATGGTAAGACAACATTTTAATAATTGTAAAATGTATAGAAGATGGTCGGATTATAGTATAAATGATACAGATGATGCGTTTACAATATTAGCAATTATTAATTGTTTTAATTGTTGTGATAAATTGACTGATATTGAAGAAATGATTTTAAATCAATTCAAAGCAATAATTAGACCTTGGTTTAAAGAATTGGGAATTGAATATTAATTTATAAAATCTAATTAATTTCTAAACATACCTCCGAAAATTTCTTCAATATTAGCATCATTTTTTTTATTTAATTTATCATCAATATTTTGTATAATAGCATCATTAAATTCCCCTAAATCTTCTTTTATATCTGAAGTTGGTGTAATTAAATCTTTATCATTAAAGAAAAATTGGAGTTGTATAATATCTCTTTGAGTTGACCTTAAAAATCCATCAATATCTGGTGATTTATGAAATAATTTATAATTATTAAACATTATACCAACATATTTTGTTTGATCTATTTTTAAATTAACTTTTTGAGCAACATTAGATCCAAAATAATCAAAATCAGGACCACCTTTATAACCTATATTATCCGGATGTAATCTATTTTCTGGTTTATAATTATTTACTTGTGTTGCAAAATCGGTTAATTTAGTATCTTTAGAAAAATTAATTAATTCTGGATATTTAGTTTCATAATCTGTTTGAGGTATTAGCATTAATCGTATATTATAATCAGCTACATTTGGATATAAACGCAAACCTGGTGTATAATCTTGATGCCATTGTGGATTAAAAATATTTACATTCTTTGACAAAACTCCAGACATAAATAATTTTTTAGGAATTCTTCCTGTTAATAAATGAATACCTGGTAAACATACTTCTAATATTTTTGAAATATCACCTTCTACTGGTAAATTATAATCTTTAATTTCTGTATCAAACCATCTATCACTATATTGTAATGCTAAATCTCTATTTTTATAAGTTTGTACATAATCCAAGTGTTCATAATCTTTAGATTTATAATCTAATATATGTTTCATATATGGATTATAATACAATTTAACATCTTCTATATTTCCATTATCATCTAATGATAATATATGTGATTTAGCATTATTTAGAGTAGTATCATCTTGTGATGTACTCATTACATAATTAATAATAGCATCACTAACTTCTTGTGTATATGGAATCAATGATAATCCAACTTCTTCGGGTAATATTAAATCATCTGAATATCCAACATCTATGTCTTTTATATCATCTAAATCCATAGTCACAGATTGTTTATACATAAAATAAAATAAGAGTAATATAAATATTATATTATTTATATTCATATTACCTCCTTTTTGTTTCTTTTTACTTTTTCGTTTAGATTTCCCACCAATTGATGATCTTGTTTTTTTACTACTTTTTTTACTACTACTTCTAGATAATCTTTCTCTAGATTTATTAATATCAAGAAGATCTCTTTTAGTTTTTTTTCTTTTACTTGTTTGTTGAGCAGCATAAGTTAACATATTTAATCTTTCATTTGGAGCCTGTCTTCTTCGTCTAGTAGTTGATTTTTTATGTGATAATGTTTTTGGTTCAGGTTTAGCTTCATCTGGAATTTCAGGAGTCATAATACTTCCTTTTTTTGTTTTTAAATGTTTAAGATATTCATCTTTACAATATTCACAAGAATCTAAATATCCATCATCACAATAATATTTTTGTTCAACCATTTTTTTAGCATATTCTTTTGCTTTTTCTAATGGAATTTTTTTTTTCTTTAATAATTTAACAAGATTACTACATTCTTTTCTCATTTCTTTTTTTCGAATCATCCATTTTATTTTTTGTAATTCATTTTTTCTATTTAGTGCATCTATATTTATTTTAGGTTCATTTAATTCCTCTTCTTCTCTTTTTATTTTACATTCATCGCATTCTTCGTCATAACAATTTGGACAAACACCTCCAGATTGTTTTTTCTTTTTTAATGATTTTTTACATTTTCCACCCTTTTTAAGTGATTTTTTCTTTTTTGATGATTTCTTCTTCTTTTTTGATTTTTTTCTAGATAGTGCAACACCTGTGCCAATACCAAATGCTGCTAATAATGGTCCAGTGGCACTAGTAACAGCTGGTGCAGCAGCAGTACACGCACCAACAGCACAAGCAGTTAATACTTCTCCTCCATTATGTTTAAAACCCATTAATTATAATATTTGTTATATTTTTTTATTTTTTTTATTCATAATTTTAAATATGGAACCAAGTGTTTTTGATGAACAAAATCGTATTATACAACAACAACAACAGCAAATATTACAATTACAACAGCAAATGCAACAACAGCAAATGCAACAACAGCAAATGCAACAACAGCAGATGCAACAACAGCAAATGCAACAACAACAAATGCAACAACAGCAAATGCAACAACAGCAAGAAACAGAACAAGAATATAATCATGAGAAGGGATACGTTCAAGAAAAAAAGAAAAAGAAAAAAATTAATCCATATAAGATATTAAATATATCAAAAGATTATGATAGACAAATATTAAAAAAGGCATATATGGAAAAAGCTATGATTTTACATCCAGATAGAGGTGGAAATCCAGAAGATTTTAAATTATTAGGATTGGCTTATAAATCATTATTAAAAAGGTTAGATAGTCAGAAAATAAATATGCATAATGAATTAAAAGACAATCATGAAAAATATATGAATGAAGATAGACAAGATATAAATCATAAATTAGATAAAGATAATTTTAATATTAATTTATTTAATGAATTATATGATGAATATAAATTAACTAACAATTTTAGTGATAAAGGTTATGGTGATTGGTTAAAAAAAAATGAAGAAGATTTTGAGCAACAAGAATATGAAGGTGAATTTACAACAAATAAATTTAATTCAGCATTTGATAATTATAAAGATACAATTTCCAGAAGTAAAAAAAGTACAAGTATGTCTTTAAGGGAACCAGATGAATTAATATCATATAAAGATCAAGATTCATTAAGTATATTAGGGAGAGGTAAAGTTAAAAATTATAGTGGTTCTGTAAATGGTTTAGGTTATAGAGATTTAAAAGATGCTTTTGAAAATTCAACTTTAATAAATGTAAATCAAATAAATATAAGTGATAGAGAAACTGATATAATGTATTATGAAAAAAAAAGAGAAAATATATCATATGATATGAGTGAAACTGATTTATTAAGATATAAAGATCAAATAAATAAATCAAAACAAAAAGAACAAAGAAGATTAAATAGATTACAAAGAGAAGATTTAAGAATAGAAGATACATATAATCAAATACATAGAAGAATGCTTAATTAAGGTCATCATAATTTTTAGGTATATTTTTTCCTCTAGATATTATAAAATCTCTTTGCTTTTTAGAAGTACATAAACAACCTGTACTAGTTGTAAAAGTAGATGGACAACAAGCAGGAGAAGATACATTATTTGCAAATAAAAATAATTTATTTGGGGAATCTTCTTCACCATCTATACTTGGTCCATATAATGAACTATAATCAGCTAAAATTGGTTTTAATGGACTTGAGTGTCCTTGTAATGTATATAAATCTTTATCATCTACTAATGGTAAATCATCTGGACTTTTTCTCCAAGAATCAGAATTTCCTGTATTAATGCATAAACCATCATAAGAACTAATATTATTATTCATTATAAATTGATTTCCACTCATTATTGGTATTGGATCTGTTTCTTTAATTCTTTGTTGTAATAATTCTTGATCTGGTTCATTACAAGAACTATTTACAGAATCCCAAACACACCTATTTTCAACACATCCTATTTCTAAATCAAAAGAATTGCAAGGTGTTACATTAGTTGTTGCTGTAGTTGGTGCACCACCACCAGATTGACTACCTGATTGACTACCAGATTGACTACCTGATTGACTACCTGATTGACTATCAGTATCAGGTAATACACAACATTCAAGTGGACTACAAGTACTACCTACACATCTGTAGTTATCTTTTAATGGATCATTATAATATGGAGAACAATTAAAACTACTACAAGTTGGATTATCTTGTCTAGCCTGGTTTTCTACAGTACAACATTCATCAGCGGTACAAACTTGTCCAGAACAAGTAATAGTACTTGGAATTAATGATAATTCATTAGGATGATTTTGACAACCATTTACAGGAAAATCACTACAAGTTCCAGGACCTTCTATAATAAATTCACATTGTGACTGTAAATTACAATCAGTTGTAGAAGTATATCGACTACATAACTCACGATCTGTTGCTTCACATCTAGATTCAGAACCTGGTGCTATTGAACCAGCTGCTGTTAATGTACAACCACTGGTTGCATTACAAGCAGCATCAGAAGTAAGGGCATCACAAGTGATTGGTTCACAACTAGTACCAGTCCACGAACATCTAGGTTCAGGACTATTTGTACCTGTAGGATCCATATACCTTTCATGTGAGACACAAGTTGACTCACTTGACATGCCACTACAAGTAGTAGTTAGATTATCACCAGCACAAGTTGAAGTAGGTGGATTTGGAGGCACTGCTTCAATAAATGTACATCCAGACTCTGTTTGACATCCAGTTTGGTCTTGATTAAAATTTTGGCACGATGCTTTTGGTAAGCATGAACCTTGTATTTCTTGCGATGCTCCTACTTGGGAGGTATCACGTGGCTGTCTATAGACAATATTTAGATATATTATATTATCAGGGTTACCAGCAGTAGTATCAGTAATAAATGTATTCAAATTCATATAATTTCCAGCAGCAACTTTATAATTATTTACAAATGATTCTTGTATGACTTGATCAGTACCACTAGTAGTTCTAGTAGATAATTCAGTAGGGCAATCTCCAGTAAAATCCGAATTACATAAATCACTATATATATTAAAACTATATGTATATAGAGTATTATCTTGAGATGATCGTAAATTTAGTATTTTATTTTCATTTTGTCCAATAATATATGTACGTGTATCTTGAGAACTAGCTATATTATGTTGTACAATTTCTACATATTTATCTAAATTATTTACAAATTTTATATGTTCATTTTCATTATTTATTTCAAATTGTTTGTATATTACATTATCACCAGTAGTAGTCGCTAGTCCATCTTGATCGCCATCATTTGTAGGACAAGTTATTCCAGTTCCTCTATAAATTTTAAATGTATTATTTGAATCGCCATCACATGTAATATAGATTGTATTTTGATCGGCTACATCTATTGTTTGGTCGGCTTGTCCTCCTACAGTAAATTTTTGTATAGGTTTAAGTTGTCCCCCAATTTTAAAATTTTCAAATATATTCTTTTTATAAGATATTAATAAATATGTTAAAATAGTTGTAAATATTAATCCTAATTGATTTTGATTATTTACAGTTATATATACTATACCTAAATATACAACTAATATTATAATTGTAATTAAATTACTTATAATCATTAATATATTAATACATATTTTTTTAAAAAAAATAAATATATATAAAAATATAATTATATTTTTATTATATATGTCTGACAAAATTATAAAATATCCTTTAAATGATAAATGGATATTATGGTGTCATTCATTAACTAATAATAACTGGGACTTAGATAGTTATAATAAAATTTATGAATTAAATAATTTATATGATTATAAAACATATATAGATTCTATAACATTGAATGATTATCATAATAGTATGTTTTTTTTAATGAGAGATACTATTTTACCTATATGGGAAGATGAAAATAATATAGATGGCTGTAGTTTAACACTTAAAGTACCAAATAGTAAAGTTAAAGAAGAATGGGATAAATTAACTTTATATTGTATAATAGAAGATTTAAATATTAATATAGAAGATTATAAACAAATAAATGGTATATCAATATCTCCAAAAAAAGAATTTAATATATTAAAAATATGGTTTAAAATTAAAATAGACAATTTAAAAAATATAGAAAAATTAATTAAATTATATAAACCATATTTAATTAAAGAAAATATAAAAATTAAAAAATATAGATAAAATTTATTTATTCTACATTAGAATTTGGGGCTAAACATAATCTAATAGTACCTAATGATGCAACTGTATATTGTATAATTAATGGATAATCATTCTTAATATATAATTGAATTTGATTACATAAATTAGTACATTTTGTAAATAATATTAAATATTTTAAAGAAAATATACCTTGAATCGGATAATCTTCTGAAGAAGAATGTCTAAATTGTAAACCGTCTTGCGTTTCACCTAATATTGTATTTTGACTTGCAAAATCTCCTATACAATTTAAAATTAATGAAGAACCAACACTCTTAATTTCCATATTATCTCCAATATTAACCATATCTCTTATTAACTTTTGGAAATCACCTGATGGCAAAGTTAATTCAGTTTCAAATTCAATTGGTGGAATTTGGATATCTTCTTCTGGTATATCTAATAAATTTAATTCATATACAGTTTGTGTATTTTTATCTTGATTATTTATTAATATACCTAATTTATTTTCATTATCTTTTTTAATATAAAATGATAATGTATCTGTATTATTCATAGTCTTAATTAATTTAAATAAATTTAACATATTAATACCTATCTTCATAGGTTTTTTACATTCATAATATTCAAATTTAGAAGCATCCAATTTCATATGAATTAAAACAGTATGGGATGAATCCATAGCTATTAACTTAATACCTGTTTTATCTATCTGTAAATTTGTATCTGTTAAAATTTCTTTTAATGCTTCTACTAAAATTCGAATTGCGGAAGATTGTACTGTCCTAATATCAATAATTTTATCTTCATCTTTCGTCATTTTTTTTTATTTATATATATCTATAATTATATTCTTTATATTTATATAAAACGAATTTAATTTTTTATTAAAAATCTTGGACTCATAGACATTGATAATAATTCTTGAAATAATAATTTACAAGAATAAGGTATATATATTTTACTAAATAAACTGTAATTATTACATCCCTTACATTCAAAGATGTTAGAAGTATTAGAAGATATACATATTAATCCACATTTATTACAAATACAACAACTAAATTTATCAGATACTTCCATTAATCTTTCTTTTAAGAAAACAGATGAACCATGTGCTATCATACAATCCCTCTCCATTTCACCAAATCTTAAACCACCGTGTGATGAGCGACCCTCAGATGGTTGTCTAGTCATAGATACTACTGGACCTTCTGATCTAGAATGAATTTTATCTTCAGTCATATGTTTTAATCTTTGATAATATGTAGGACCAATAAATATAGAAGTCTTTAATTGTTCTCCTGTAAATCCGTTATATAATACTTCATTTCCATATTTTTCATAATTAAATTCTTCTAAAATATTACTAATATCATCAACATTTACATTATTAAATACTGTTCCATTTCCTTGATATCCTCCTAATAAACAAGATTTACCTAAGATACATTCCATTAATTGTGCTATAGTCATTCTACTTGGGATCGCATGTGGATTTACAATAATATCTGGAACAATACCATCTTTTGTATATGGCATATCTGCTTGATTAAATATCATTCCAATTGTTCCTTTCTGTCCATGACGACTTGAAAATTTATCTCCAATATAAGGAACTCTTGAATTTCTTATTCTAACTTTACAAAACTTATAACCATCTCCATTTGTATTTAAATAATTATCGTCTACAAAACCAGATTCATTTGATTTAACACTTGTACTACTATCTATAAATTTAGATGTATCTGATTTATTTGGTTTAATTTTACCAATAATTATATCATTATCATTTACATATGTATCCCTTTCAACAAATCCATTATCATTTAATTTTTCATAATTACAAGGTTTAGAAAATAATAATTCAGATTTATCTGGTTTACAAAATTTATCTTCTTCTCCAGTTAATTGATTCTTTTTTTCTTCATCTTTATAACATCTATAAAAAGTCGAATTAAATAAACCTCTTTCTAAAGCAGATTGATTAATTAATACAGAATCCTCTTGATTAAATCCACTATATGATGCTATAGCAACAATTACATTTATTCCATTTGGTAATTTATCTAAATTCATATATTTTGATAACATAGTATTTATTAATGGTCTTTGAGGATAATGTAAAATATGAGTAAATGTATCAAATCTATTATTATAATTTGTAGAATGGATCCCCACAGCTTGCTTTCCCATAGCAGATTGATATGTATTTCTTGGAGCTTGATTATGATGAGCGAATGGAATACAAGAAGCTAGTGCTCCTAATATTAAAGCAGGATGTATCTCACAATGTGTATAATTTTTATTTTTATTTTTAAGTTCTTTTTGATTAGTAGCAATTATACAATTATTTACTTCATAAATATCAACATATTCAATACAATATAAATTATTATTATCTTTGTTATTTATCAATAAATCAAACCATTTAACACTATTATTTTTTATAAATTCATTTATATCAGAATTATATAATAATTTATTATTTTTTACTTTAAATAATGGTCTTGTACATCTACCTCTATCACTATAAATATATAACGAATTTTCTATATAATTCATATAAAATGATGTATGATAATGAATAATACCATTCATTCTATTTTCTTTTAATAATTCTAAATTTTTAAATACATTATTTATAAATCCAATCCATTCTCCATTTATAAACAATTTTGTATTTTTATTTTTATCAAATTTATAAATATCAATATCTTCTAATTTAATGATATCATCATTTAATATTTTATAAACTATATCACAGGATACATAAATTGTAACTTCACAACTCATTGAAAAATTTTTAACTAATCCAACAGATTGACCCTCTGGAGTTTCAGAAGGACATAATAATCCCCATTGAGTATTATGCAATTTTCTAGGAGGAATTAATTTACCAGTAACATCACCTGTAGTTGATACTCTCCTCAAATGAGATAAACAACTTAAATATGTTAATCTATTTAATACTTGTGAAACACCCTGTTTATTTAAATTATTCTTAAGACCCCAATTTCCAGTAGCTAATGCACTCTTTAAAGATGTTTCAATATAAGATGATTTTATAATTTTATTTATATTTATCTCATTTATTATATTTTGGTAATCTTTATTTATATTACATAAACCATTTGTAGCTTCTTTATTAATATAAATTTTAATATCTTTAACAATTTTATTAATACATTGATATGTAATATTACCTAATAATACACCTGGTGTTTCAATTCTTTTTTGTATATAACTATCTCTATCATCTAATTCATATATTCCTAAATAATGTTTTAACAATTTATTTACAATTAATCCAGTATATTTTATTTTATTTTTAACATCTATATGAGATAAATAATTTTTTAATATTGTATCTTTTATATATTGTATTTTCTTTTCAGTAGTTGTTATATAATTATTAAATGTAATATATTTAAATAAATGAATTTGTGCATCTTTTTCTGTATGTATTTCATTTAATTCATTTAATGATGGCAATAATATTTTTATTATTTTTTCATCAATATCATGATCTGAATTGTCTATTATATTATAAATAATTTCTTTATCATTCTCACATCCTAATAATTTAAATATTAATACTAATGGAATATCTTTTTTAATAGTTGATATATTTAATCTAATTAAATTATTATATATATCTGGTTTATTTGTTATTTTAAAACTACATACTCTAGGCATCATAAATAAATTTTCATCACTTGATCTTACTTCTGCTATATATTTATATTTAGTAGATTGTTTTGTATTTTTAAATACTTGAATTGTATTATTTGCTATTTTCTCTTGACTAATAATTACTTTTTCATTTCCATTTATAATAGTATATCCTCCTAAATCATAAATACATTCATCATTTTTAATATTCATTTTACTCATAATACAATATTTTGATTTAACAATTAATGGTATTTTTGATAAGATAATATCACTTATACATTTTTTAGGTAATTCTATTTTTGAATCTTTATCATAAATTGTAACAATTACTACTATATCTATTTTTATAGTTATTGCGTATGTATAATTTCTTAGTCTTGCAGTATTTGGTGTCATTATTTTTGAACAACCATTATTTTCAATACAATTTGGTTCTTCTATACGAATATTATGAATATTTAATTTAATAGAATGTATTTCTGAATCTTTTTTTGAAAATTCTATATTAATTGGAAAAGATTGTTTTAATATTTTTGGTATTATATTATCAATATAATCATTATATGATATGGTCTGATGATTTACTAATATATTTTTTTGTTTAAAATAAGTATTAATTATTTCATCAGGTGAAATATTATCTACCATAATTTAAAATAATTATATTAATTTATTTTTATATATTTTATAAAAAATATCAAATTAAAAAAATATTTTAATCTATTTTATCTAAAAAATTTTTAATTTCTTCTGCTTGTTCATCTTCTACATCATCTTCATCAATAACATCTTCTGTACTTGTTGATTTTTCATTTGTTGATTTTTCTTCAATCTTCATATTTATATTTTTTTCTTCTTCTGGAACAACAACATCTTCTTGAACAACAACATCTTCTGAAACAACATCTTCTTGTACAACAACATCTTTGACAAGATCTTCTGGAACAATAATATCTTCTTGAATAACATCTTTTGGGACAGATTGTACTTTATCAGAAATAATAGGTTCTTCTTTTTTAACAACTTTATTTTGGGTAGGTTGAATATTTTTAGAATCAACTTTAACATTGAATGGTTCTGAAATATGTTTATTAGGTAATTTTTCTTCTTCTGCAACAATATCTTCTATACCATCCATAAATTCTTTTTTATTCATTTTAATTGACTCATCTATTTTATAAATTTTGCATTTATCTAATCCATTACATATTGAAGGAATAGATACTTCATAATTAGCAAATTTATTATTAAAATTAGATATAATTTTATCATCAATAATTGGACCAGCCTCAATTAAACGATCATATTCAGCTCTTGATAATTTTAAAAAATCAGATTGTATTACCCTTCTACTTGGATCTAATGCTAATTCAATAGCAATATTTCTTTGTAATTTACCCCAAGATACACCAGCTATTCTGTGTGCTTCCATTAATTCAGCTACTTTTAAGAAATTTTGTAAAGTAGAAATAATTCCTGCAAAAATATTAACACCTCCAACAACAGCAGACGCAACTGATTTACTTTCAGCTGGTACAAAAGAATCCATACCAACATTTGCAGCACCAGTTAAAGTAGACAAAATAATAACAGGAATTGAAAAACAATAATACCATATTCTATAACTTTTTTCAGATCTACCATGAAGCCATCTATAACAAGAGGCTTTTTCAGACCATTCTGCTAATAATTTTTCGCATTCATCTGTCCATATGTGTTCTTCAGATGTTTCAGTTTTATTTTTTTCTTTGTTATCTTCGTTTTTTTGTTTTTTGTCAGTTTCCATCTTTATAAATTAGAATATATATTATTTTTAATATTTATTACTAATTTGTTATTTTTATTATAATTTAAATATTTTGATTTAAATATACCATATTAGTATTATAATCTATATATAACCAACCTTTATATAAATCATTATATCCTAATATAATTTGTCTAATATTATTACTTAATTCTAATGGTAATAATCTAGAATTTTGTAATTTTATAATTCCTGAACTAGATTTTGTTCCTTTTAAAGTAACTTCTCCAGAATATTCAAATTGTGAATATAAAGTACCTGTATCTATTAATATATTATATTCTTTATTATTATCAGAATCCACAACACTTACTTCCATTCTATGTAAACTATTATCATCTGTTTTTAAAATTTTTCCTTTAAAATGAAAATCTGTTGGTGGAGATTCGCCTAAAATCATTTTTGAATTAGAAAAATCTAATAATACAGATTTATTACTATTATTTTCTAATAATTTATCTAATATAGAATATTTTTTTAAATTATGATTATTTCCAATATAAGATAATCCAAACACACCATTTACAGATTCCCTTTCTTTTTCCATCATATGTTGTCCATCTAATGCCATTAATCCAACAGGAACATTATCATATTTTTTATTATCTATTAATAAATCATTTTGGAAATTATTTAATGGTGGAGTTCCACCTTGTAGATAAATATATCCACTTTTTTGTAAATCATCATATGAAATATTATTTTCTTTTAAATTATTTATTACTTCATTTCTATTCATCATTATCATATCTACTAATAAATGAGAACCTGTATCTAAATGATAAAATCCAGAATATTTAGTCGGTTTTTTACTCCATTTAAATTTACTATTATAAACATCACCATGATTTAATATACTTATTATATTTTTAATAGCTACTTGAGCACCCCAATCATAAACATGTAAATCAAACACATTATTATTATCAGGATATATTATATCTTTTTTATAATTAAGTTTATTCAAAATAATTATAAAAAAAATAATAGTTAATATTATTATAATTATAGTTTTTGAATTCATTATATAATTATATATATTATAATAAATGGATATTTCTTCTATTGAAAATGATAATAAAAAAGAAACACCTAGAAATAATGCTTTAAAACACGCTCAATATTTAATTGATAAAAATTTAATAGATGTAGAAGATTTTGCCGAAATATTAGAAAAAATAAAAGACAAAAAAAATGAAAAAGAATGGAATGATAATTATATTAGAATTTTAGGTTCAATTTGTGAAAAAGGTCAATGTTATCGTTATATGCACGAAAAATCATCTGATTATTATGGTAAATTATCTAGACAATTTACATATTTTTCTATGTTTTTTTCTTTTTTATTAAGTGCGTTTACTTTAATTACAACAGATATTGAATTAATTGATAATGATATTATTATTATGATATCTGGTGTTGGTCATATATTAATAGCAAGTATTACAGGAATACATAAAAAAATGAATTTACCAGAAAATGCCGAAGCTCACAGAAAAGCAGGAAAAGATTTTGATAGTTTTTGTAGAAAAATAGAATTTCAATTAAATCTACCAATTGATGATAGAAATACTGTTCCTAAATATGTATTCACTACTATAGAAAGATATGAATCAATTGTATCATCAAGTCCCAAAATACCTGTTAAAATTATTCGTTCATTTAGACATTGGGCATCTTATAATTTAACAATAGATCAACCATCTGTTGTTAAAACATTTACTCATATTAAGTCTAATAACTTAATTAAATCAACTAATAATGATGATAGTATATATTATGAAAATTGTGATAAAAAAAAAATTAAAAAAGAAAGTATTAAATATATGCCTGAATTTATAGATAATCCAGATATAAAGAAATTAATGAAAAAAGATTTATCATTTAAAAAAAATAAAAAAAATAAAAGAAAAAAAAAATCCCCTAAAATTAAAAAAATATTTATTGATTATATCAATTTACATAAAAAAACAAAATTAGAACGATTATCTTCTAATAAATCAACTGATTTTGATGATTCTAATTCAGAAGAATCTAATAATACAGAAGAATCTAATAATTCAGAAGAATCTAATAATTCAGAAGAATCTAATAATACAGAAGAATCTAATAATACAGAAGAATATAATAATTCAGAAGAATCTAATAATACAGAAGAATCTAATAATATTTAAAAATAAATAATATATTATATATTAAAATGAAATTATACAATATATTATATTTTTTTAATATATTAAAACACTCAATTGGAGGAAATGGAGATATATCACCAATACCTATTGGTAATTCAAGAGATGATAATAATTGTTTAATAAGTGCTGGTTACTCATGGTGTCAATCATCTAACTCTTGTATAAGAATGTGGGAGACTCCGTGCGAAGATAATTATAGTAATTGTGGAGATTGTTTAAAAAGACAAAGAAATGGTGAAAATATAGCTTGTCCAATGAATTGTGATATAGCAGTTATTAGTTGTGAAAATGATGATGAATGTGGTAGTTCATATTTTTGTCGTCAAACAACTATGAATTATGATGGACCAAAAGAATGTGTATTATATTCAAAAGAAGGAGATAGTTGTGGAGGATATACTTTACCATCACATCAAAGTAGATGTCAACCTCCATTAGAATGTGCTAATACAGTGGGACTAATGATAGCTGATGCTCCTGGTAATTGTATGCATCCGTGTATTCCTCCAAATGTAAGAGATTCTTATGGTAATTGTAATAAACCACAGCATATTATGATACCTGAACCTATATTAGAAGGAGTATTTAATTGTGATGAAGCTTGTCCACCACGAATACCTTGTCCAGCTCCAGGTCCGGATTGTGAATATTTACAACCTATTCCAGATAATTGTGGGTGTGTTACTTATTGTGGTGAAATACATTGTCACCCGATTGATCCACCACCTCCTCCCACTGCCCATATTTGTTCTGAAGTAATGTGTATGATGTATTGTGAATATGGTCATCAAAAAGATGAGAATGGTTGTGATATATGTGCGTGTAATGAAGTAAATAATCCAGAATGTCCAATTCCATATGAAGATTGTAATGATTTAGTTTGTCCAAAAGTAATTGAAATTACTCATTGTTCTGAAAATGGAATACAAGGTTTTACTACTTATAGATTATCACTAGTACTAAATAGTAATGATATTCAAAATGTATATGCTATTTTTGGTTCAGTAGATGAAGGTTCATACATAATGACTATACCTCCGGCATATCAAATAGATACTGTATTTGGTTCAAATATAGGTGGAGTTTCAGATAGTATTATATCAGTTAATCCAGATTCTGAATTTGATTCTTGGTTAACAATTGGAGTAACTGATGGTGATCCAGAAAATAAAATATCAACAATTGGAATTGATTTTAAATCTTGGAATATACATACTGCGTTACAAATTGAAAATGGAGCAGTTTTTAAAATGGATCCAAATGAACTATTAATTACTAATACAAATGAAGTTATTGTCGGTCAATTAACTATTCCTTCTAGTATAAATGAGAGAGTTGTGATAAACGCGCAAGGAAAATTAATGAATAATAGAGTTTGGAAACAAAATAATATAGTATTTTTATTAAATCCTCCCATAAACACACAAAATAATATTCCTCTAAATTGTGATGTATGGTTTGATGGATGTAATACTTGTCAAGTAAATAATGGAGTATTGGGTGCTTGTACTAGAATGATGTGTTTTAGAGAAGATGAACCAAGTTGTCTAAGATTTATAGATGGACATTAAACATATTTTTTTAAAAATTGCTCTTTTTAAAATTAATTTGAAATTTTATCAGAAATATTAAATTAATTAACAAAATAATATCGTATAAATAATAATGGAAAAGAAACAAGTTTCATTCAATGATGATATCGAAATTCAAGAGTTCACTAAATCAAGAAAAATTCAACCACAGAAAAAAAACAGAAAAAGAAAAACTGAAAAGAAATCAAAACTTGAAAAGAAAGAAACAAAGAAGATAAAGAAACAAGAAGATGATTCTACAAAAAAACCAATAGGTGAACCTCCATTTCCAACAGGTCCACTTCCTACAATTATTATTCCAGCTAAATATCCTTACAACATTAATAAAACAGAAGATATTTTCGATTTGCCTAAATTAGATGATGTTAATCCACTTGAACTAAAGCCATTAGAACCATTTGATGTTTCATCTCCAATTTTATCTCCTATTTCATCACCATCTCCAGTACCACCACCAGTTCCATCTTGTCCTCCTCCAGATTGGAAACCAGCCAAAAAATGGTGGACAGACAACGCACCTGATTATTTTAAAGGAACAGTTAGAAAGGTAGATAATAATGAAAGAGTAACTGAAGAAATTACTACTGAAGAAGAAAAAGATATTATGTCACATTTTCATTTACCAACAGCTAAAATTGGAAAATCTGTAAAAAAGAATAGTTTAAGGGACAGATTAATGAAAGACCCACTCTATAAATTGAATCAATTGAAAGTTTTAACAGAAAATACAACTCTATATAAAAAAATATCAAAAGAAAATGAAAAAGAAAAACATCTAACTTTATTTGAACATATCGCAAATTTGAATGAAATTAATAAGAAGAAAAATACAAAAATGACTTTATTTGAATATATTACAACTCTAAATAAAGTAGATAAAGAAACAGCAAAAGAATCAAGAAGAGTAAGGACCGAAATTCTAAAATTAAAAAAACCAAATTTTGGTATTCAAAAAAAAGTATATGTATCAAGACAAATTATTGCTAATAATAGACCAAGAGTAAAAGGAAGATTTGTTTCATCATCTATAAAAATTGTATCATAAAAATATATAATAATTTCTATATTTAAATTAAAAATAATTTTTTTATTATATTTATTATATGAAAACTATTGGAGTTTTAATCGGAACGACTGATGAGCCAGTTAGTAAAAAATATTATAAATTAAATAAAGATAAATTAAAATATTTAAAACAATATGATATTTACAGTGATTATATTCCGTATGATTATGCGATATTTGCAGAAATAAAAGATATAGGAAATAAAAATAATATAAATGTTATTCCTTTATTTGGACAAAATTTAACATTAAAAGAATGTAATGCTTGTGATTATATTTTTTGTATATATGAAGGTGTATATTCTTTTATGCATGGTGGTATTAAATCATACAGAAAATATATGAGTATTTTAAGAAGGACAAAGGCAAAAATATATCCATCACAAGAAATGCAAGAATTTATAATTAAAAAACATAAATATATGACTTATCTAAAAAAAAACGATTACAAAATACCTTTAACTAAATTTATAGATTTATCAAGAGTAAATATAGATTCATTAGTTAAATTTATAGAAAGACATGATTTAGATAAAATAATATTAAAACCAGAATTAGGTGCTTTTAAAACTGGTTTTAAAATATTAAATAATTCTACAAAAATTAAAAAATATATTACAGATTTAAAAAAGCAAGAATATACAAGATTATTATTACAACCTTATATAGGAGAATTTAATAAATTTGGTGAAATTAAAACATATTGGATAAATGGGAAAAATATTTTCGCATATATACAACAATGGAAAGATGGTGAAGGTGTATATAAAAAACAAGAAAAAATAGAACCAGAATTATTAAAAGAATGTTTACAAACAGGTAAAAAATTATTACAAGATTTATTTAAAGATCACGAAAAATTAATTCAATGTAGAATAGATTTTGCTTGTTGTCTTGAAAATGATAAAAGATGTAGAGAATTTTTTATAAATGAAATAGAAATATGTCCTACAATTGGTTCTGGTGATTATGAATTATTTGGTTCATATTATAAAACATTAGCAAATGCGGTAGTTAATGCTTGTAAATAATTTTTATTTAATTTTAAGATGTCTTTTAATTTTATTTATATGTTGATGATTATAAATAGCTTTACCACTTTCAATATCATTTATTATTTGTTGAGTTAATTGACAATTATTAGCTAGTTGTTTTTGCGTTAATCCTTTTGAATTTCTGGCTTGTTGTATTTGTAATCTTAATTCTTTTGTAATATGTTTATGTTTTAAATTTCCTTCATCTGCTTTTTTTTCTATTGATTTAGCTTTTTGTGATGCTTGAGATGGTTTTGGATTTTTATTTAATTCTTCTTTTGTTTTCTTTTTTCTAACAATAACTTGTTTCCAATCTTGATGATCAAATGTATTTTCAAAATTATGTTTCTTTTCCATATTTATTAAATGTAAATAAATTATTTATCAAAAAAAATTATCAAATTATTTATTAATTATATCTTTTGTTTCATATTGTTCTGTATATTTTACTTTAGAATTACTAATTTTTAAAACTTCAGAATAATGTAATTTATTATTACTAAATTTTAAAATATTAGTTTTTAAATTATTTTGTTTATTTAGAATATTTTTATTCATTATATCATTCATTAATTTAAAAACTCTCATTCTATATTTATTTTATATAAATATATATTTAAATTTTTAAGTTCTTTATTTATCTTCTATTAAAGTCTCTAACTACCGTCCTCAGCATCGCCGACCCATCCGCCGCCGTGCTTTCTGCTCCTCCCTCTCAGCCGCAGCCGCAGCCGCAGCCCCCTCATGCCGCAGAGCCCTGCTTATATTTTCTAATTTTTTTAATCTGGCTTCTAATTCACTTACTTTAGTTTTAAGAATATTAATTTCATCATTTCTAGAAGAATTTACTAGTTCAGCATGAATTACA